CGGGTCGCTGTTACCGAGCGGCTGGTTATGTGTGAAAACTTCAGTAATTGCCATGATAGCCTCTTAAACGGGGGTGTTTAACAAATCGTCAGCGGCATCAGAAGATGCGCTACCTGCTGGGAGTGCACCGGGTGCTGTTTCCATCAAACGATCCAGCGCCGTATCGGTACGCGCCTGGGCACTTTGCGGTGCAGCAGCCAGAATGCGCTGTGCGCTCTCTACCGTCATACCCGGCGTTTCGGCCAGTGCTCGCGCCTGTGACTCACGCCCTTTAGCCTCATCGCAGTTCAGGATGCCCATGATGCGGCTATTCTCTGCAGCTACTGCTGCAGTAACCTGCGCACTGACATCTACAGGGGCCGCTACGGAAGCAATGGTCGTGTCAACGGTAGTGACCTGTTCAGCTGAGGCAGTTGTCTGAGTTGCTGCCTGGTCAACTGGCTTAGTGGTCACAGCTGAAGCAGAAGGTGATGGCATAGTTCCTCCAAGGGTTGTTTTTTTGCGTCTGTCGAGTGCTTCGCGCATCACGCCGAGCGCATCGGTATTGTTAACAAGTTCATCCGCCAGTCCGTTATCCAAAGACTCCTGGCCGGAGAATACTGCCGCTTCGGTGTCCAGCACGTCCTGAACAGACATGCCGGTATAAGCGGAAACCTTTTCGGCAAACATCTGACGAGTGGCATCGATACGCGTCTGGAAATCAGCACGCACATCTTTCGGAAGCTTTTCGTAAGGGTTGCCGTCGACCTTGCGATCGCCGCTGTAAATCAGCGTGACCTCAACGCCGTTAGTTTTGAGCGCAGCGCCATAGTTGCTGTGCGCCATCATGACCCCAATGGAGCCGGTTCTGGCCGTTTGTGTGACCAGCCGTCGCGATGCCGAACTGGCTATAAGCTGCCCTGCACTGCAGTTCATGTCATTGGCCAGCGCCCAGATGGGTTTGATATCGCGCATACGGGCTATAATGTCGGCGCAGTCAAACGCCCCGGACACCATTCCACCCGGCGTATCCATATCCAGAAGAATGCCGTCAACGCCGGGGTCACTGATTGCCTGCTGCAGGCGAGCAATGATCCCGTTGTAACCCGTCATGCCGGAATAAGGCTGAAGCGCACGGGTTTTACTGACCAGCGTGCCGGAAACCGGCAAGACCGCGATACCATTTGCCACCTGATAGCTGCGTGATGGACGGGGATCCATGTCATCATCCTCACCAAACAGCGCCAGCGGTTCGGCTATTTGTCCGGCATCAAGCGTGATGCCAGAGACGGTATCTGTCAGCCGGGTGATGCCCAACTGGCCAGCCAGCGCGCAAAAGAAAACCCGCGCATAGGCGGGTTCAAGCATCAGCGGCTCATTAAAGGCCATACTGGCAATATGCGGAAGATTACGCAGCTCGTGCGCCATCTTGCTCCTCCTCGTTTGATTTTTTCACTCCGGCCTCAAAAGCTGCAGCGGCCCATGCCGGTGGTTTCAGACCCGCAGCACGACGCTCCATGGTTTCCCGGACCTGCTGGGCAAAAATCTCCTGATAATCATCACCGCGTTTGGCGCACTCTTTTTCATACGTGCTGAGACCTGCCTCAATGAGCATGACGGCCTCCTGTACCTCTTTCAGCCCGTCAATTGCCATTCGACCAGAGCCAATCCAGTTGGCATTCCCCCAGGCTGTTCTCGCCTCCTGGAAACTGAACCGGGCTTTCGAAGGAAGCGTGACCACGCGGCGGACAATCGCCTCTTCAAGCCAGCAAAGAAACATCTGACAGGCCTGTCGGGATGCCACAAACTTGCGACGCCCCATAAAGTACGCCCAGGACTCGTTAGCACTTGCGCGTGCGGTCGAGTAGCTCATCTGCGAATAGTTTCGCGAAAGCTGCTCATACGACACACCAAGCCCAGCGGCAATATAACGCAGCAGGGACTGTTCAAAAGTCGAGTAGCCGTTATCGGTATCCTGCGCCGACTGAAGGTTGAGAGAATCACCCGGCAACAGGTGTGGAACCCTTGCCCCACCCAGGCGAACAGGCGCAGCTGAGTAATAGGACGCCATTTCACCGAGCCAGCCCGTAAGTTTGCTCTGCTGCTCTTTATTATCCGCGCCGAGAATAAAGTCCATCGCCGATTGGGTATCCAGTTCACTCTCGATGGTAGCGGCATACATAGCCTTCACTATCGCGCTCTGGAGCTGGGTATTTTGCAGGGTATCGAGCATTTTCATCTGCTCCATCACGCTGTAAAACGCATTGGCCCCACGGGTCTGTCCATCCTCCATCGGTTCGAATACATGGATAAATGAAGGTCGACCGCCGGGTAGTTCGCGAGGAATGTAGGTCCAGTTCTGCGCCATCCAGCCGGGATAACCATCGTCGCTGACGTAATATCCCAGCGCAGCACCGCTATCATTTATTTTCACACCGGCGCGACAGTTCCGGGTATCACCGATATTATTCGGATTGCTGACGCGCTTCGGACTGACCATTTTGAACTGAGTACGGAAAAGACGCGTTGAATCGCTGTCCCAGGTCGCCTGCGTGCATAATTCACCGTTAAACGCGTGCATGGCCACACCTTCTCGGATCATCATCGTAAACGTTCGCTTACGCTCGGCATCAATCCCGCAAAAGTCGTCCTCGGCATACTCATTCCATGCAGCTTCCACATCCCGCGAGAATGCCCGTGAATCCTCCTCATTTATTCCCAGATAACGCCAGCTTGGTCGATAACTGAGTCTGAAAAATGACCCGACGATGTGGTCCTGGTGGAGCTGCACGGCGTTTGCCGCGTAGCCATTATTTCGCACCAGATCGTCAGCGCGGGCATTTCCGCGAGAATAGTTGGGTAGGAGTGCGGCATCTGCACTTTCACTCGGCGGATTCCAGCCTCGCAGCTGCCCACCAAACCCGCCTCCACCGCCATGATATCCTGCGTATTCCCGAAGGGATGTTTTCCCGTCAGGTCCCACCAAAGATGGTATTTTCATACGTAAAACCCTGCTGGCCCCCGGCGTCGTGATGTGGTGCCAACCTGAGATTCAAGGTCAGCAATATATTTTTTGAGATCGCTGACTGAAGTGGCTGTAAATTCCACTCTTCGACCGTCTTTCTGTACCGTCGCCACGCGCTTTCCCATCATCAGGTCATGTAACGCAGCGCGCGCGGCATCCAGTTCAGTCTGTGTTGCCATTATTCATCTCCAGATAATGCCCGCGCGTAATCCGCCAGGGTCTTGTTATTGTTACGGCTGCCTTCTTCCTCCAGCAGGCTGGCCAGAAGTGAATCAAGATTTAGCTGCCAGCGGGATATGCTTATACGCAGCGCCGCCAGTGCATAAACAAAGCAATCGAGCGCCTCATTTCGTCGTTTTTTGCTGTCCCAGACGATCTTTTTCTTTCCGTCTACCCATTTTTCCACCTGCTCTTCAGCTGTTAGTTGTTGGGCCTCTGTTAGATCGTAGATTTCTGGGTTATTCGGGAAATGAACCGCTCCCGCCAGCGGCTCGTCTCTTTGCGCCACCAGCGTGAAACGGTTATAAATCTGCTCTTTTGCGGTGTCTGTTCCTACCTCTGTGAGGTAAACACCATTCTTGTTACGCTTGCGTGGCATGTTCGCCACTGGCTTTCCATAAACCGACGCCCCCTTTATAGGGATCACACGAAACAGACCGTGTTTTTTTGAGCGGTTGTAGACGATGGTGGGATCAATGCCGCCAATATCCCAGCAAGTGCGGGATATAACCATTTCGAGACCGTTCTGGCGCTTATACGTCCTGTTGATCGCTTCATCAACTCGAGCGAGAGTCGACTCATCATCATGACGACCCATAATGATAATTTTGTCGATAAGCCAGCTTTCCTCTCCCGGCCCCCATCCCCAAACACGCATTTCGTAACGGTCAAGCTGGGAGTCAATACCCGCTGTCAGATATGCCACTCGCTCCGGCACAGACGCTTCAAAGTGCTCTTTTCGTTCCGCTAAAACTTCAGCATCGGGTCGTTCACCTATTTTCGGTTCCCACGTTTCTCCCAGGGTCGTGTTAACGAAAGTTTTTCGCTTACCCGTATCACCTTTTGTTTTTATCCAGTCCTTGACGATCTGCACCCAGGTTGTGAACGGGCTATATGCGGTCCAGATGTGGAATGTAACGCTGTCAGGAGGTTCAATTTCGGTACCGGATGAAGAAAACCAGTTAAGGCCGTCTCGTGTCCAGATACCTGTTTCATCACAAATATACCTGGCCTCCAGAAATTCCAGCTCCTGTTGTTTAATCACACAGGCATTGTGTTCACAGAGGTAGTAAACGCTGGCAGGTTCTCCCGGAGACCATTTGAAGCCAAATGGTGTCTCTTTATCACCGAATTTCAGATACTGCTCTTCCCCACAGTGTGGGCATGGAACATGGAACCGAAGAAAATGTTCAGACTCCTTAGCAGCTCTTTCTATCTGGCACGTACCTTTGACTTTCGGTGTAGATCCGCGAATGGATTTCGGCCATACAGAACCCTCAATACGCTTATCACCCAGAAAGGTGGGAGAACCTTCTTTCTCGATGTCATCATCGAAAGCGGCGAGCTCGTCGTAGCCAGCCACATCAACTGATTTTTCACGGTAGTTTTTTGCAGCCTTACCGCCCAGGCACCAGAAACCACGACCATTCGAGAAACGCTTCATGCTCAGCGTATTGTCCCGGTGTTTTTTACCGTACCAGGGAGCAAGCGCCAGCAACGTCGGAATATCACGAATGGTCGGTTCTACATGAGACTTCATGAAGTTTTCAGCATCACCGTCGGTTGGTAACCATATTAGGGAGTTACGCTGTTTATGTTGGATGAAATATGCGTAAACGCCGAGCAACATTTTTGAGTAGCCGACACGAGCCGATTTAACGACATTCACCTCGCGAATATAGTCATTACCCATCGCATTCATAATTGCACGCTGAAATGGCAGTGTTTCCCAGCGCCCTTCCTGGTAGGCAGACTCTTTCGGGAGATAATAATTCTCATCTGCCCATTCAACTGCTGTTTGCGGTTGCGGCCGGTACAGCGAACGTAACCCCGCCCGCGCAGAGTGCTGCAGCCCCTTAACCTGACTGTTCGATATATTCACTCAGCAACCCCGGTATCATTTCATCCAGCGCAGCTGCCTTGTTCATGGCCTTAATGATGTCCTTCTTGAGGAAATCAATATGTCGGTTCTCCAGCTCCGGGAAGCGCCGCTGAACCGACAGAGGTATTCCATCGAGAATGCTGGCGATTTCTCCGGCTACCCGCGACAGCACGAACGTGCAGAATGCGGTCTCCACCACTTCAGCGGACTCTTTTGCATTTTTTAATTCCTGAGCGTCAGCCTGAGCTCGCGTAAGTCGGTGTCGCTCATATTCAATCGTGCCAGGTTGAAGATCGGACTCAGAAGCGATACGGAGATCTTCAACTTCCTTCCGCAACTTTTCATTTTCTATAGCTGCATCGCGCGCACTGTACCATTCGATTGCAGCAGCAGATTCAAAGAGAACCTCATTACCTTTGCCACCACCGCGGACAACCGGCATACCTTGCTCCTGCCAGTTCTGAATCGTTCGGACGCTTACCCCGAAAATTTCGGATAAGCGTTTTTTGTTAACCTCCATGGCTTACTCCTGGCAAAAAACAGAGAAAGGAAACAATCAACGGTAAACTTCCGTTTTCCTTGCTCAGCATTTCCTTTCTGGAGAGAGGACGTTTTTAACAAAAACAATGAGTAAACAAGAAGAAGAACGGAAATGGCATAAACCAGAAAATTTTCATAAATAGCGAGAATCTGCGCGGACGCCGCCCCGTAACAAGGCGGATCGCCGGAAAGGACCCGCAAATGATAATGATTATCATTTGCTGGAATGCGACTTGATTCGCACCCATTTGGACGTCTAAACGTCCATTCATCGCGACAGCGCTGACCATATCGTGCCACCTGGCCGAAGACTCTTCTTCAGTTCCTCGGACACAACATCTGAGATCGCTTTTACCATTTCAGGGGATAGCTTCACGCCGGTCTTAATTTCGGGACAGATGCCAACATTGATGGCATAGCCTTTTCGTGGGTCGTTCTCTATCCGGCCAAACTGAATATTTACAGAGCCACCAATATAACCACCAGCAGGAACACCAAAGCGCGTATTCACCAGGTGCTTAATGGCGAACTCCTGCCCTTCAGCGGTCAGGAAGGTGTAATAATTTTCCTTTTGATACTCCGTCGCGGTATGGCGTGTTTCAGCGAATCCCAGCTCTAGAAGCTCAGCAGCACCAGATTTGGCTGGCAGATCACCAGACTGAAGCGCGCCACGGAAAAACAGCGCATAAAGCACTTCATTAGCAGCGCCAGATAGCGTAATGATTTTGTTACTCATGGAATATTTCCTTTTAGGCGTGAGCCTGTCGCACGGCAATGCCGCCCGAGAGGTAAACGCAACCTAACGGCATCACCCAGGCTCACTACTGAAAGACTCTCTTTGATGTGCGCGTGCGATGCGCGTAGAAGACTGATTTATCAACCTGTCTTTATATCAGGATTCATTACCTGACTATTTGTGGGTAAAGTTCGTAGTGCGCTGATCGTGCAAAATGATTTTAGTTGGGAACAGTTCGCAACTCTGTCCCATAAAAATCAGCATATTCCCATCTATCCCATATCCAGCGCATTGACCATCGGGATACTGAAGGGAGATTCCATCATCTCTTAGAAAGATCACCATCTCTTTTGTTTCAATTTGCATATAGCTACCTGGAGGATTTATGAATGCAAGGATTTTCATGGACTATTACCATGAGATTGATTTTCCATCTTTATTCGCGAGAGCAGTGGAAAGCGATGACGATGTGGGTACTACATTGCGCATTCACCTACTTTGTGAGCGCATGGTCGAAGCATGGATATGCGCATGCTGTGACTGCCAAGATCTCTTTGGAAGAGATAAAAACAAACTTTTAATCGAATGTAATACTAAAATATCCATGGCGGGAAACCTGGGAATCCCCCCGGAACTTATGAAATCACTTAAAACCATCAACTCAATGCGTAATGACCTTGCACACAATCCATCAATACAAAGCATTGCTGATTCAAGGATCCAGAGCCTGAAGGATACTCTGACTGAATACTTTAAACAGCATCCAACGGAACCCAGCATGGAAGAATCAAAACTGGGTATTTTTAACGCCGAGAATCAATTAACCGAAGAAGTTTCCTTAGATAGTGACAGTTCAAAAAACAGACTTAAGTTAATCTTGCTGTTCAGCAAGTTAATGCAGGCGTTAATGCAATTAGTTGCAGCTAATCATAATGGGCGCTGGGATAACCAATTTAGCCAATTCGTTTACCATGTGACCATGAACGCAACAAAGAGATAAATCCAAGCCCGTTTTGTACGGACTGTTGCATTATCACAGGCACTCAGTGAATGCCTGCTGTAATGCCGCTAGTCGTCGAGTTGCAACACACCGTGATCCAGTGATTCTGAATAGGCGATAAGTCCGGTATAACCGGGGATAATCTCACCATTATCAGCTTCAAATTCAGGAATTGTGCCGGTGGTGATGGTGTATTGAGGCTGGCCATCTTCCTTCGCGAAGGCTGCCAGGTCTTCAATCTGCTTAGCTGTAAGAACTACTGTCATGCTCATTCCTCAGTTGTTAAAAAGCCCCGCGAGTGCGAGGCGATTTGATTGAATTCTCGGCTCTTATCTCAGCGCAGCCCCTTACTGCGTGCCGGTTGCTCGGTGATGAGCATCAGCGATGAGACATTAAAGCCGACCGAAGGCCAGCGGCGTTCCTCATGTTGCCGACAGAGCCATATCGACAAGAGGACGAAAACTAGCAGCATGAATCGCCTATTGGTTATTCGACAGTCGCACTGATTCGTAAATCCGCTCACACGTCATTCCTGCCCGGTAGCTTTCGTCAGATCGTCCAGCATAATATCGAGCTGCTTCTGCAAGGCTTCCGAGCATGTCGGCAAGCATTGCTGCGTTGGCTCCGGCTGTTTTGCTTCTGACGGAAGTGGCGAGATCTGCGGTGTGCTTTGCGGCGTCCATGTGGGTAGCGAGTTTTGTTGCTTCGGCGCGCAGCTGCTTAACAGTGGTAGCCAGGCCAGCAGAAGTAACGGCAGCGCTCGCTGCTTGAGCTTGAGCATCTTTAACGGCCTCATCCCGGGCGATTGTTCGCCCTTGTTCAATCATACGAGCTGCGGTCTGTGCATTCGCTTCCTGTGAAGATTCCGCGCTATCCCGGTCAGCCCACTTTATTTTCCAGCTGCGGTTCGTCCACTCACTGCCAGCGAGAAACGAACTTACCAACGCAACAATCACAATGATGCAGATGCCACCCGGCTTCACTGGTCTATCCCCCAGCACGTCAGTGCGCTTTCCTGGTCCCGTCTCTCAACCTGACCATAGCAGCCATTCTTCTGGCCTTTGGTTAGACGGCAATCACGGCCACCGTCTTTAATCCACCAGCGGATTGCCTCGCATGCACCGATGCGGTCACCTGCGTTGATGCGCTTATAGAAGGTCGATGGGAAGCATTTACCGGGGCCGATGTTATACGGGCAGAAGGATGCGATACCCACCTTCTGTGGCTCTGTCAGAGGCACTTTGATATTGCGATCAACCCAGGCTAATGCCTTATCGCGTTCAATAGCGTTAACCTTCCGGCATTGTTCCTCAGTGGCCGTCATGCCCTTAACAACACGCCTGCCATCGATAACGGTCACGCCGTGACATAAAGACCAGACCCCACCCGGATCAACAACGGCCAACAGCGCATTGCCTTCTTTCTCGCTGATGAATTGGTCGAAAATGAGTGGAGCAGATGCCCCTGACGCGATTAGCGCCAGCACTGCTGCGCTGAGCTTTGCTTTGTTCGACATCATTCACCCCGCGCAGCTTTGCGGCGATCCGCTTTGATTTGGAAGTACAGACTCGTTAACCACGTCAGCAAACCAAACATGAGGCTACCGAGCACACCAATGGCCGCCCATTGAGATGGGGAGACTTTATCTAGGAGCTGGAGCAACCAGTATCCGGCCCCCCCTCCCGATGCGCCGTATGCAATACCCGTCGTGATTTTTTCCATTCGATACATGCTCTCACCTCGCTACGTTGCGGGTGTCCAGTTGAGGTAATAAAAAGGGCCGCGATAGCGACCCAAGCTTTTATTCCCATGCCAGCTGCCTTACCTCACTTACCGTCTGGTTGAAACGTTCCTCTTCCAGTTCTACGCCGATAGCCTGGCGGCCCAGTTCAATGGCTGCTTTAACAGTTGATCCCGAGCCCATAAAGAAATCAGCTACCACATCGCCGGGCCTGCTGCTGGCGTTGATGATTTGCCGCAACATATCAGCGGGCTTTTCGCACGGGTGTTTGCCTGGATAGAACTGGACGGGTTTATGTGTCCAGACGTCTGTATAGGGCACGGCTACTGTCACAGAGAAATGCCGCCGAAGAGATTTGTACTCTTCCAGCAGATCAAGGTATTTCCGGTTCAACGAATGCCATGTGGCCACCAGCTGGTGATGCGGTGCTTTGAGTTCAGAGGCGCGGTGCTTCTCAATGGCGATCTGAGTGAACAATTCCTGCAGCTTTTCGTAATCCTGCTCGTTTGGTAGTTGCCACTGACTGGTACCGAACCAGTGAGACGCCATATTTTTCTTTCCGGTAGCGTCAGCTATTTGCCTGGACGTGACCCCCAGTTCGGCTCGTGCATCACGAAAGTAGGTGATTAACGGAGCCATGACGTGCTGTTTGACCTCGTTGCTTTTCTCAGCAAATCCGTCGCTTTTCGGCTTATATGGCCCCTGATAATGCTCAGCGAAAAGGATGCGTTCCGTCGCGGGGAAGTAAGAGCGCAGGCTTTCTTTATTACAACCGTTCCAACGCCCTGATGGCTTCGCCCAGATAATGTGGTTCATGACGTTGAAGCGTTCACGCATCATGATCTCAATATCGGATGCAAGTCGGTGACCTGAAAACAAATACAGGCTGCCGGCAGGCTTAAGCACTCGCCAGAACTGGGCAAGACACATATCAAGCCAGCGAAGATAGTCGGCGTCACCGTTCCACTGATTATCCCAGCCGTTCGGCTTCACCTTAAAATAAGGCGGATCCGTAACAATAAGGTCGATGGTGTTATCTGGGAGGGTTGCGAGGTATTGCAGGCAGTCAGCGTTGATAAGCTCAACACTGTTTATATTTACAGTATTTTTCATAGATCCGTAAGCGTAACTCTGATAGGCTCACTATGCTTTTGCGCTAAAGCAGTGGGCCTTGGTTAGCTTGTGACCTGAAAGCATGAGCTAATGGCTGGTTGGGTGCTACAACACCCACCAGCCGCCCATTTTCACAGCAGGAAACCGCCATTACTGGCAGCGTCTGAATTTATTCCCGTACCCGCCGTTATCCTTCGCCAGACCCGCCAGAACTAACTGAGTCAGTATTAACTGGCACCGGGCTTCGCTTACTCCGGTAGTTCTCGTCATCATGCATGGCGTTACCCACTTGTCAGCAGGTAAGAAATGAAGGACTGCGGCGGCGGTTTCTGTAATATCTTGCTGTTTTAGCATGTCTTTTTCCCTTCTGGTTAACATGACATACCAATAACTCTTGTCTAAAAATCCAGCAAGATAAAAAGTCAGTATTCACGACCACCAGCGTGTTTACTGTACTGCACCAAGTTTACAGGTACAAAAAACCCGCTCAGTGGCGGGTTCCTAAATCTTATCAACGGTAGACATACAAAACCCATCGTTGGAAAAATCTTATCCATATTTTTTGAAAAATGCAAGCATCATGTCGTCATCTTCGGCGAAAACCATTTATCTTGTCACCTTTCTCAATTGTATCTCTGCATATGCTTCTTCCTGCCAGCACTTTGTAACCAGTTTATCAATGACATCTGCATATCCTTTGTACCACTGATAATCCGTCAGGTCTGGTACCAGCTTCTGGACATGATGCCGCGCCAGTGTGGTTGGTAAACGGCTAAACCGGTTTCCATTGCAACGCCCACAAATCTTATAAACAGGCGTGCCATGAAGCCGGGTCCTTTTTTCATCCAGGACAATACCTTTACCCTTACACCCTCTGCACGCTGTGCTGACTTCTCCCTTACCATGACAATGCTGACATAGTTCCTTCACCCACTCTTCCTTGATAACAGATTCCCCGCTTCTGGAGTGTTTTACCACTTCGCGCAATACATTATGAAATCCAGTACCAGCACAATGCTCACAGCGAGCCTTACTTGCCGCAGACCTGGAATAATCAGCAAAGGCAAAATTCACAAGGTAAGGGATGATCTGTAACCGGGTTTCTTCACTCAATTTATTCAATGTCGGGTTATCCAGTGCCATCGCGTAATTGAGCAGACCTTCAATCGCAAACTGAGGATCCTGAACACCAACTTTTGCCAGGAATAAGGCAAAACCCAGTGGTGCTTTCGACTGCACCATCCCCTGCGCAGCCATCACATCCGTAATCGTTAAACCACCAGAGCCTGTCGCCGGTGCGTCATCGCTCAATTTTGGAGATTTTGGGGAGTAATATTTTGGTAAGGCTTCAAGGTTCATGCTCATTCTCCACTTACGCCAGTACGCCTATTGCCAGCGCACGATCGATAAAACGAAATATCAGCTCCAGCTGGGAGCCATACTTCTCTTCAAATGCCACGGTATCCGCATGCAGCTCGTCGTGATGCTTTCTGCACAAAGGCAACACAAAGAGGTCATGCGCTTTTGTACCCATTCCCCCCTGACCGTGGCCTATCAGGTGGTGGGGATCATCAGCGGGCTTTCCACAACATGCACACGGCTGTGTCTTAACCCAGCGCGTGTACTTTTCATTAACCCAGCGGCGACGTTTTGGGCGTAACATAAAAGACCCCGGCGACTCCGGATCCACTTTCAGCGCCAGCACCTTTTTTGCCTTATCCTGGATGATGCTGGTGGCAGGAACCGAAGGCACAAGGTCACTTTCCCGGGTGACAGACGGCACAACAGGCTTTGGTAATCTCAGTGCCTTACGGGCTGCACTTTCCGGTAAGGCATCCGCCAGGTCATTACGAATCAGCCACCAGCACAGTTCCGGCATTGTCACAACGTGACTATCATCAAAACCGAGATCCCGACGCACAACAGACAACACCCAGCGGGCACAGTTATCCGTTGCCATTGATTCCAGCCGTTCCGTGAACTGATCGCGCAGCTGGTTATCACAGTGCCAGCACAGACGGATTGCGCCCGGAGCGTGTCGCATTGTGGTCATGTTCTCGCTGTGCCAGTCGGAATGAGGCCACTGGCAGCCTTTTTCACGAAGTAACCAGCTTTCAAGACATTCCACGCCACCAGCACGACGGATCACTGCCTCATTGCGGAACACGGCCCGAACAGCAGGATCATCCGCCAGCGGTTGTGATGCCGCCGGAACGGCACCACTGGCAAAAGATGAATAACGTTCCGGCTCAGGCTCCAGCAGGACACGCCCCTGCATAAACAGGGGCATCAGCTCTGAACCTGGCCTGAACAATACGATCCCCATACGCGGGGCAATTTCAGGGGTCAGTAATGCTCTCACGGTCACCTCAATGAACGGTATCGAGCAGCTTTAACAGCTCAGGGAATCGGGATTCGAAGAAATGCGGCTGCGTCTCGCGCGGATTTGCGGGACTGGTGATGTTCTTGCCGAACATGCAACCTTTCGCTGTCAGCGACCAGAATTTTTTGATGTTGTTAATCGCGGTACGGCTGTATCGTTCGCGCTGCTCGACGATCCCCAGTTTCACCATCTGGTGATATGCCTGATTAGCCGTCAGGCGTATACCATACTGTTTCAGCAGTGCACTCAGTGACAGTGTCGGGCGACTTGAGCCATCGTGTGCATCAGCAGGAGCATCAATGGCATAGCGCGGTGCCAGATTCGGTAAGCCAACAGCCTCCTGGAGTTTCTGACAGGCACCAAGCACTGAAGAGTTAGACAGGTTTAACTCCCGGCGCATAAAGTCCAGCAGGATCACGCCAGCCTGCATCTTGTCAGCAGCCTGCCCGGATAATTTTTCCGGTGCGCTGGTTACCATATCGAAAGTACGGATCACCTTCAGATGGAATGACGGGCTGATCCACATTGCATAGGCATACACCAGTTCCTTGCAGACATACGTTCCCCGTTCATTTCCCCCATGAATCACACTCACCGGGTCAACACCCAAATTCTGGGTATTGGTCAATTCATGAACAAGCTCAACAGTTTGTTGGCTGGAAAGAAACTTTCCTGGCTCCTTGGTTCTGGCATTTGCACCAGATGCTACTGCTGCGCGATGCAGATCGTTCAGGCTGTAACGCCCATAAGCATCACGACGAACTTCAATACCATCAATAACCATCAGATTATTCATACTTCGTTTCTCCTCTTAATCAGGCGGCTGCACCCGCCGTTTTCTCGTACTTACTGATAGTGATCTCGACCTTCCCTTCCGGGATAACCGGCCCCCACTCCACCAGCATTCTTTTCACCTGGCTGTCGTCCACCCACACACCCGCGTGGGTCAGGGCGTCAAACAGCGCCTTGTTATAGTTGTCCAGATCGCGAAGCCGGTTATCCGGAGGAAACAACACGATCTCCACTGAAGCTGGTGCCGACGTTGGTTTCGGCAGACGACGTAACTGCTCAATGATGGCTGCACACGCTGCGCTCTGGAATTTTCGCCCCGCCGCGCTTATCAGGCTCTTACCTGCAAGCGCCCCTTTGTTGGGGTGTCGCCAGTACGTGTTCACGCTGGGCGGAAAAGGCAGTATTAGCTTCATACTTTCAGGCCCCTCTCATGTAACCAGTGGGCTGCACGCAGCCTGGCGTTTGCCTCACCGGCAAGCAGTGCGCGGATAATCCCGACCGCCTCGCTGTCGTCGTCCTTCACCGCGGTATGAAGCGTGATGCCCCGGGCCACGCCACGCTTTATCGTGATGACGCCTTTTTTCTCCAGTGCGCGAAGATGCTCCACCGCTGCATTCACTGAACGGTATCCCAGCATGGTTGCCACCTCCTGATTGGTTGGCGGGAAGCCACGTTCTTTCTGATAAGAAATCAGCATATCCAGCACCTGCTGCTGGCATTGAGTTAACGTAGTCATTAAGCCCCCACGTAATTCCCTGACAGATACCACTCTTCACCCGATGCAGCGCGCTTGCTGCTTTTCCGTAAACACCGTTCACGACGCGCCAGAAAATTGTTTCGTTCTGGCTGGGAGTGGCTTTCACGGAATGCCTCCATCCACACCGTTGCAGCACGACGGTATAAGCCCCTCGACTCCAGTTCTTCAGCCTGGCGGGTCAGGCACAAAATCACCCGGGGGGCGTTAGTGCCGACATAGAACTTGCGCACAGGTCTGGTTTCACAAACTGGTTGTGGTTCCGGCTCCTGCGCTCTCTCAGTCAGGCGCGAGAAATGTCTGCGTGTATCTCCTTCACAACGGTGAGCCACACGCCCACTCTGACGTAACTTGCTTGCTGACTGCAGAACGCGCTGCCGTGAGTAACCTGCAAAAGCATCCGCAATGTCTCCGGAAGTACACCCCGGATGGGCTTCAATGAATTTCTGAACTTCATTCAAAAGACTCATGATCACCCCCTGAATCCTGCCGGGATCTGGCTGTAGTCCACGTTGTCGTAACTGGATTTGAAGTACGGATCTTCACGTTTTTCTGTGTATGTGCTGACGGACGGCGATAAGCGCAGGGAAAGCTCATCCCATTTTTCCCGCAGCTTCGACGGGCTGAGCACGTTACGGCACCAGAACGGATCGCGGCTGACGCGGCTGTACATCTCGCAGATTTGTTTGTGAGTACGACCATCCTGCACACACATCAGGCGAATTTCGTTTGCCCAGGCTGTCCAGTTCGGTTCTTTGGGACGAACCACCTCGCCGTCACATTCGGCAGCCTGCTCGTACAGGGCGATGATTTTTTTCCAGAGCCACTGTGCGCAGGTCAAATCATCCTGCGTCCCCCACTGGCGTTTTTTAGGGCTGAATACAACCGCATCAGGATGGCGAGTTAAAAAATCCTGTTCAGCCGTCTGCGTGTCCGGTTGCGAAGCGTCCGGACGAGAAGGTTTTTTATCTGACGGATCATGTTTTGATTTTACTGACGGATCCCCGCCAGATTCTGACGGGTGAAAACCCGCTTTTTTGCCAGATTTCGACGCATCAAATTTTGACGGGTCAGATTTTGATGCGTCAGATTTTGACGGGTCAGAATCTGACAGTTGAGAAAATGCCGCTGCCTGAAGCTTCGCAACGTTAAGCTGATAAACATTCGACGCATTGCGGTTACCCTGGCGACGCGCCTTACGCGTTAACCAGCCTTCTGCTTCCAGCCGTGCGATAGCCGTTCTGACGGTACTCATCCCCGCGCCAATCTGGCGGGCAATGGTTTCAATTGATGGCCAGCACACACCTTCGTCATTACTGAAATCAGCCAGGCGGGCCATAATTGCCACGCTGGATAATTTCATGCCTGACGCTGCGCAACCATCCCATACATAGCCGGTTAATTTAGTGCTCATGACCGACCTCTATTTCCCTGAATTTACGACGAAACTGTTCGAGCGGACTGAAGCACTCATACTCATAGCCTTCGCGGAGGTAGATAACCCGTTGTGTTTCCGGTTCCCAACGAATGACTCTGACGGGCACTCCGTAGTGATCTTTGAACCAGCGGTTAACTTGTCGCAAAGGACTGTCTCCTTCTGCCGGTTGAAATCACCCACAGCCCACTCTGCAAAGCTGTGGGTTACAATTACCCTGTCACCTGGTACATTTACTGCATAGCAATACTCCACCTTCGCTTTTCCACCCGGTACAGGAAGCGCAATCAGTTGCGAGCGACGGTAGTGTGTTGTTAAACTGTTCATGCGTTAGTTTCTCCACAGTCACGACACGCCACGGCGCCCGGAGCTGCACACTCGCGGGCGTCACTACTTTCTGAAACGCAAAAGATTTTGTAGACCAGTGCTGCATGCTCCTGCAGCTTCGAAATTGAGAGGTACAGCTCATCGTTAATTGCTGTCTTCTCATGCGGTTCCACTACACCGTCTTCAATTGCTGAACGAATCTGTTTTGAATAACTGCCGATCTGTTCAATGACCTCCAGCAGGCGTTGGTTGATATCGGCGTTGTCCACATCCTCGATGTCAGGAAGAGACACAAATACGCCATTTGCAGACTGCGCCACAGCATCAGCAATGAAGTGAGTGCCACCAGCACGCTGTAAAACCATTGCCCATCCCAGCGGGAAAATCTGATCGCCATCTGCACGAAGGCGGTTGAATAAAGCGTTTTCTGTTACATCGAGCCAATCAGCCGCTTCAGCGTAACCACCCGGCAACGCCGCGATAGTTTTTCTGACAGCTTTCACGTACCACTCAGGCTGTTTTTCTATTTTCCAGTGATGCTTACCCACGGTTCACCTCCTGTTCCTGTGGTTTAAACCCATTCTGGTTTTGGCTAGATTGAAAACGTGCCGGATAAAGAATCTGCATTTCGCTGATTTCACCCTTAAAAAAATTGGCTAAACGTTCTGCAAGCTCGATAGATGGAATCTGCTCCAGCCTCTCAATACGACTCAACGTCGCTGGATTGACTTGAACACCCGCAGCAACATGCTGCAAAGTGAAACCATGCGCCTTACGCACATTTCGTAATGGTGATTGCATATATCCTCCAAATATTGCGCGTTATGCATGTTATTTCACGCAAGTATTTTGCGCAAGTTGATTTGCTTATCACGCAATAAAGAAATGTAATAAACGCATGAACATAGGAAAACGAGTCAGACAACTTCGCCAAGCGAAGAACATGAAAATCGCCGATCTCGCTGAAGCAATAGGAGTAGATGCGGCGAACATCTCGCGCTTAGAAACGGGTAAGCAGAAACAATTTACCGAACAAACACTGAGTAATATTGCCAAGAGCTTAGGTGTTGATATTGCTGATCTCTTTACCTCTGCCCTCAAAAGTAATACTGTATATAAAAACAGTAATGATGAGGATGTTGCGCAGGTGAAGGATGTGTTCCGTATTGAAATGTTGGATATCAGTGCCAGTGCGGGAAATGGCCTTATCCAGGGCGGTGATGTCATTGATGTGATTCATGCCATCGAATACAGAACTGATAATGCTGTATCAATGTTCGGCGGACGACCAGCCAATCACATCAAAGTTATCAACGTTCGTGGGGACAGTATGTGTCCAACCATTGAGCCAGGAGATCTCATCTTCGTTGATGTCAGCATCAATCAGTTTGATGGTGATGGTATATATGTCTTTGGTTTTGATGACAAAATATACGTTAAAAGACTTCAAATGATTCCTGACAAACTGCTGGTGATTTCTGATAACCAGATTTACCGTGAATGGGGAATTACTAGCGAAAACGAACACCGATTCATGGTCTTTGGAAAGGTCTTAATCAGTCAGTCGCAAACCCTTAAGAGACATAATTAACTTCAATATCCCATCCATCGGCCACCGAAAGGTGGCTTTTTATCACCCATAATTTTGCACATCTCGCAAAATATTACTTGCGTATATCGCATTTTAATTTTATCTTTTGTTCCAGACCAACTACAGGATTACAACAAAATCTAGTTGCAACACGGTGCATGGTGCATGTGTCGTAAGCGGTCAGTAATTGTCAAAAACGAACAGTCAGGACGACCACGAAGTAGCCGCCGGTGGCGTATGAATGACCGGATGATTCGCTGACAGAAAACTTAGGTTGGGGGTAGAGGTTTACATGAATCATTTATTCACATGCTCATTTTGCGGAGCAACCGAACTGGGAGCGATAAAGATCGTCGCAAAAGGTGGTAAGGACGAACCTGCCATCTGTTCGGAATGCGTAGTCACATGTGTAGAAAAAATGATCCTGACTAAAAAATCAGAGGCTGAAAAACCAACCTCTGATAACGAAATAATATCAGTCGATAAAAAACTATTTAAAGAGCTTCTTCAGCTTGTCCTCAACCATCCTGATTTCGGAAGTAAGCTGGCTGCTGTTGACATTGATAGTAGCTCCACATCGACAAGTGAAACTTTTGTTCGACTTGAGCCAAGCGATTTTCTTCTTCGTCTTAGTGCCGCACTTAGGGCATGCGGGTAACGTAATTTCCTGGTTATCAAAAGCGCCCATAAACATCCCTCTTGGTTGTGTGAGAACACCAAGATACCACCGCGCCTGATGTGGTTAAAAGCAGGCTAAAGCAATAACAAGTAACTCCCTGTTCTGGCGGCCCGGTGTTTTCCCGTGTATTTCCGGTAACCGCCAGCCTTTTTCAGGGCACAACAGAAAAGGGCATCACCGGGCGACGGGCTCATAACCCAATCCACCCGGGCAAAAAGAAAGCGGTCTCTGCAAGCCGCCGACCAATGCAGGTGCCCTTCTCTGTTGTGTATGGAGAAACTAACTTTTTAGCGCCGGTGCAGAGGCGTTGAGGAACCGAGAATGAACAATCCGTTTTTCAAAAATATGGGGTATTCGGGATAAGTAGTTGTTGAAGACCTTTTGCACAGATCTGCAATTCATTTTTATAGACGGTGAAAGTTGTTGTTGACCTCCTGATCGGATTCCTATAGTGTTTGTCTCACGAGGCGTCGAAACCTCTTCTCAGTGCGGTCAGAACCAACCCCGACAGTGTTGGCTTTTTTATGTCTGTCATTCAGTGAACGCATAGCGCGGTCACATCCCGATCAATGTCGGGAGGGCGACTAATACAACACCCTTACGGGGAATAAGTCCGCGGTCTCACTGAGCCGTTTCGAACCTCCCGGCACCACTCCGATAGTGGTAATTCGAAAAAATCAGTGAGGTCATTATGACTACCCAAATCATCATCTCCGATATCTCTATCCATCAGGATTCAAAAGGTCGTTATTCAATCAACGATCTGCATAAAGCTGCTGGCGCTGAACATCGCCACCTGCCTAACTACTGGCTTGAACTACAGCAGACCAAAGAGTTAATCGAAGAGATTCTAAATACCGGAATCCCGGTAATTAACCCTCCGGTAGCCAGCAGAAAGGGCCGTTACGGTGGCACCTACGTATGCAAAGAGTTGGTTTACTCCTACGCCATGTGGATCAGCGCCGCTTTTGCACTCAAGGTGATCCGGGCATATGACGCGCTGGTATCTGGCAATGTGGAAGTGAAGCCAAAGGTTCGCCAGTGTACGGCAACCCAACTCACCCCGCTGCGCCAAACAGCAGAACGGTTAATCACAACTGGCCTCGGCAAAATCTATCCCGACATCTGGAAGCTGGTTCATCAGCGCTTCGATGTTGAGCATATCCACCAGTTGCAGCCTGAGCAGGTCGGTGAAGCCATCGAGTACCTGAACGTGCTGGAAGGTGAGTACCTGGGGCGCGAGACACTTCCGGCAACCCCATCAGTGCATTTCACCAACGAGGAGCTTTGCGCTCTCTGCTGGGTATGGAATGCCGCCGAATACATGCGGGAGAAGATAGAGCTGGCCTATCCCGCAATGAAAACTCTCAAGTCTGAATACGCACCGAGCTTCTACTCAATGGCATTTGAGTATCAGCGAACACTGGAAGCCGGTAGAAAGGTTCTCGAACGGGAAACAAAACACATCGTTCCTCATCCTCACAGCGTGTCAGATGAAAACTGGCGGCGAGTCCTGCCTCGTCTGCGCCAAAATAGCTTACCTCGCGGATAATAAGGGACAAAACGATGAGCGAGATTGCACCAACGAGCCTGTTACACCCTCTGAAAGCTACCGTTCTGGATTTTCAGGAGGATGAGCACGACTATCAGTTCAAGGTTGAATACCCGGAGCCGACCTGCTGCCATGCCTGCGGTGCAGTGTCTGACATCATCCGCTTTAACAAAAAGCTGGTGAAGTACCGGGATGTTCCCATGCACGGGAAGCGCGTCACGCTCTGGGTCGTAACACGCCGTTATCAGTGCAAATCATGCAAAGGCACATTCACCCCGGCCATCCCCGAGATGGCCGAAGCCCACCGCATGACAAAGCGCTGCTATCAGTACATCATTAAACGTGCGCTGACCGGCACTAACGCCAGCGTCGCGCAAGATGTTGGCTTTGATGAGTCCGTCACCCGTGGGGTCATCAAGTCCTACTGCGAGCAAAAGGCGAAGACCTATAAGCCTGTGCTGCCGCGAGTGCTGGGCATTGATGAGCTGTACCTGAACAAAACCTTCCGCTGTGTCCTGACCAACATCGAGCAGGGAACCATTATTGACATACTGGAATCCCGGCAAAGTAACGTCATCTACAACCGTCTGGCGCATATGGAAGGCCGTGAGAACGTGCAGATCGTCTGTCAGGATATGTGGAAGCCATACCGTGACGTTGCCAGCCAGCTATTCCCTAAAGCCAGCATCGTCGTTGACCGCTTCCATATCCAGCGCATGGCTAACGAGGCGATGGAAACGCTGCGTAAGTCGCTCAAAAAGGATCTGACAGTACACCACCGACGGCAGCTTAAAGGCGACCGTAAGATGATGTTGATGCGTAAGCGTGACCTTAACCCTATGCAGCAGATGATTATCGAAACGTGGCTGGATCACTATCCTGAGTTGGGTCTGGCCTATCAGCTCAAGGAAGAGTTCTTTGATATCTGGCTGGCACAGACTGAACCTGAGGCCAGAATGCGCTATCAGAACTGGCTGGCAAAGATACCCGATCATCATAAAAAGCACTGGAAGCCGCTGATAACATCCATGACGAACTGGGAGAAAGAGATATTCGCCTACTTCGGCCCGGCCCAGCGGAAGACCAACGCCTTTACGGAATCCATCAACCGCAAGATGCGCGATCTGAACCGTGATTCGCGCGGAATGTCCTTTGAGATGTTCAGGGCTAAAACACTGTTCACTCTCAAGCATAAGTTCAGCAAGCCTAAACCAGTGAAAGAATCACCGTTCACGGTTGGCTATGTCACCGCTGGTTCGTGGGATCTGGATGATGAAATCCGGGACGATTACGGCGTATCTATCGACGCTATTCTGGAATCCAAAATCGGCGAATAAATAGCCGCCAACAACACACCCATCATTTTCCATTCAACGGGGTTCGGGATGTCCTAACAACAGGATTTCCCGAATACCCAAAATATGTTGGTGTATCGCATTAGTCGCGATTTCACCATCAACCAGGAAGAGCTGGAACAGCAGCTTGAACTATTTCGCTTCACTCCATGCGGTAGCCAGGATATGGCAAAAACCGGTTGGGTATCACCACTTGGTCAGCTGTCAGATCGCTTGCATCACACTGTCAATAATCAAGTGTTGTTGGTTATTCGCCGGGAAGAAAAAATACTGCCATCTCCTGTCATTGCTGAAGAACTGCGCAAGCGTGTGTCGCGTCTGGAATCCGATCAGGGGCGTCGCCTCAAAAAAACTGAGAAAGATTCGCTGCGTGATGAAGTGTTGCACTCCCTGCTTCCTCGGGCGTTCTCCAAAAACTCGACTGTTAGTTTGTGGATCAACGTCACCGACGGTCTGATCATGGTTGATGCAGCCAGCGCTAAACGTGCCGAAGACTCACTGGCCCTGCTTCGTAAAACTCTCGGTTCTCTCCCGGTGGTACCGCTGACTATGGAAACGCCGATCGAACTAACTATGACCGAATGGGTTCGTTCCGGTAGTGCGCCTGCTGGCTTTGGGCTGGGTGATGAAGCCGAACTGAAAGCCATTCTTGAAAATGGCGGTATCGGACGCTTTAAAAAACAGGCTCTGGTCAGCGACGAAATTCATGTGCATCTGGAAGCTGGCAAAGTAGTTACAAAGCTGTCTATCGACTGGCAACAGCGCATTCAGTTCGTTCTTTGCGATGACGGCAGCATCAAGCGCCTTAAGTTCTCTGATGAGCTGACAGAACAAAACGACGATATCGACCGTGAGGATGCGGCTCAGCGGTTCGACGCTGACTTTGTTCTGATGACCGGCGAGCTTATCTCTCTCATTAACGGATTAACAACCTCTCTCGGCGGCGAAGCCAAGCGATAAACACCAGGCAACAATTACCCCATAAGCATGGGTTGGGTTGCTGCACGCTAAATTCAGCAATTCATTAATTTAATGGCGCGGTGCAGCGCGCCAATATGGAGAAAACCATGAGTTACATTCAGACATTATCCGGCAAACACTTTAATTACCTCGATATCCAACAGGACGATATCGTGATCGAAGATATCGCTACCGCGTTGTCTCATATCTGCCGCTTTGCAGGGCATCTTCCTGAGTTTTACAGCGTCGGCCAACATAGCGTTTTAACCAGCCACCTCGTTCCGCAGGAATTTGCTTTTGAAGCTTTAATGCATGATGCAACAGAAGCATATTGCCAGGACATCCCCGCACCACTGAAACGACTTCTTCCTGACTATAAACGGATGGAAGAAAAAATAGACGCCGTAATACGTGAGAAATACGGGTTACCTCCTGTTATGAGCACGCCAGTGAAATATGCCGATCTCATTATGCTGGCAACCGAACGCCGCGATCTCGGGCTTGATGATGGCTCTTTCTGGCCTGTACTGGAAGGTATCCCGGCAACTGAGATGTTCAAAGTGATTCCACAGGCACCGGGCCATGCCTACGGGATGTTTATGGAACGTTTTAACGAGTTATCGGAGTTACGCAAATGCGCATGAATGTTTTCGAAATGGAAGGGTTTCTTCGTGGGAGATGTGTACCGCGAGATCTGAAAGTGAATGAAACAGATGCTGAATACCTGGTGCGTAAATTCGATGCGCTTGAAGCTAAATGTGCAGCACAGGAAAACAAAGTAATACCAGTGTCAACTGAACTGCCACCAGCAAATGAAAGTGTTCTGTTATTTGATGCTAACGGAGAAGGCTGGCTAATTGGCTGGCGTTCTCTCTGGTACACCTGGGGACAAAAAGAAACCGGAGAATGGCAGTGGACATTTCAGGTCGGGGACCTTGAAAACGTCAATATCACTCACTGGGCAGTAATGCCGAAAGCACCGGAGAATAAGAAATGAGCGTGATAAAAACTCATACAGGAATTGTTATCACCCGAGACGGTCCGCAGGTAAAAAAACTGCACCAGACAAAGCGGATGTGGGTGGTCGGAAAAAACGAGTTTTACCACAAAGAAACCGGACGCCGCCACTTTGCAGAAAATACACGCCGCCGACTGCTGATCGACAGCATCAAACCTATTGAGGTGGAGCATGTTTAAACAGAACGAAAAATCTATCGCTCAAATTGCTGAGTATATCCCACGTGCGTGCCGGGGTATGCAGTTGCAGGAAGCCAAAGCGCGCCTGGAGAAAAAAATTGCGCTCTATATCGATGACGGCTGTAATGCTGCCGTTCTTAACGCGGCGTTCGCGCCAGCTCTTAACAGTCATACACGAGAGTCTTTTTTTTCGTGCATCGCAGCGCAGATCCGTAAAGGAGGCAGCCAGTGAGCGAGATTAGCTATCAGGCTCTGCGACTGGCGGCAGAAAATGCAACACCAGGCGAATGGTGTACTGATGACTACCATGGAGTAATTGCCGATGCCGGACTGAACGCCAATTACTACATAGCATCATGCTCAGGACCAGATAATCGCGCCAATAAACGATTCATAGCCGCCGCCAATCCTGCCACCGTCTTGGCGCTGCTGGATGAGCTGGAAGCAGCAGAGAAGCGAAACGCTGAATTACAAAGCGAGAATGCATACATCCGCAACCGGTACAAAGAACTGGACCTATTAATCGGGAAAAACATTCTGGTCATGCAGGCTGCCATTATCGAATGGCAGGCAACTGGCGACGCTAAGAGCGGACTGGCATGGATTTATAACACACTGTTTGGCCCTGGCGAATTACCGGACGAATCTGAGAAAGATGCTCAGGCCTACTTTAATCGCAAATGTGCACCGATTGACGAAAAGCTTATGGCGCTTCACAAGTGGTTTTGGGAACAAAGTGAAGCCGAGCGCGCCGCCGCCAACATTGGTGTGAAGGGGAAGTGAGATGAACGGACAAATCTCAATTGTTCGACCGGGAGCATGTGACGATTGCGAGATACGAATGATTATTCGTCTGGCGAGGGGGAAACAATAACTGCTCTCATTACTCCTGAAAATCTCGCATTAGCATTAACAGGAAAGTCAGACCTGCCAGTAGAGCTAAAGCTGCGAAATATTGAGATTAAAGTGAAATAGTTATGAATACTCTTACCAAAGAATGGTTACAGAACACGATTACCAGCATTGAGTCAGCACGGGATGAAATACCGTTCGGACTCGATGAAGATCAAAACAACATGCTTACCGCATTAAAAATTGCACTGGCATCACTGGCAGCAGTATCGGATGAACGAGCAGCCTATGAATTATTTATGGAGAAGCGTTTCAGGGAATCTGTAGATCGCCGTAGGGCAAAAAATGGCGATAGAGAATACATGGCATGGGATATGGCGCTTGGCTGGATTATCTGGTGTCACCGCGCCGCCATGCTTCAGGGTAGCCAACCTGTAAGCCAAACTTACAACTTGCCAGAATTAATCGAAGGCATGGAAGTTTCCATTGATGTAAGCACTTGTGATGCTGATTTAGGTAATCGCTATTTCGGCACCGTCACCGAGGCGTTAGAACTTGATACAGCCAAGAATGGTTACATCCTCCTGGTTCAGGACGCAGAGCCAAACTTCGATGTAAATGGCAACTCTCCGGGAACTCCGGATAGTTGGATAAGCTGTAGTGATCAAATGCCTGAAAAGGGCCAGAACGTGCTTATTTCGGTGAATTTCGATAGCTCTCTGGTTGAACCGCTAATATGCTCCGCACGCTATACCGGAAGCACCTTTCGGCGCGGAGATGCAACGATTAAGCCGGGTAATGGTATTGAGCAAGCAACTCACTGGATGCCGCTACCGGAACCGCCGCAGGAGGTGAAGTGATGAACAACTTAATGATCGACCTTGAGACGATGGGGAAAAATAAGGATGCACCGATCGTTTCCATTGGCGCGGTGTTCTTCACTCCAGAAACCGGAGACATCGGACAAGAATTCTATACGGTTGTTAGCCTGGAAAGTGCTATGGAGCAAGGAGCTACACCTGACGGCGATACCATCCTGTGGTGGTTGAAACAAAGCCCTGAAGCACGAGCTGCAATCTGTATTGATGATACTTTGTCGATCAGCGATGCTCTCTCAGAACTAAATCATTTCATTAACCGGCACGCAGCCAATACGAAATATTTAAAAGTCTGGGGTAACGGAGCCACCTTCGACAACGTAATTTTACGTGGAGCTTATGAGCGAGCAGGACAAATCTGCCCGTGGGCATACTGGAATGACCACGATGTACGCACGATCGTTACGCTTGGGCGTTCCATCGGATTCGACCCCAAAATGGACATGCCTTTCGATGGCGAACGGCACAACGCCCTGGCCGATGCCCGTCATCAGGCAAAATATGTTTCCGCTATCTGGCAGAAATTAATTCCTGCCACCAGCACAGAATTATGATTTTCCCGGGTGCAGCCGGTTTTGATGGAGAAAATTATGAACACCTTGTTTTTACTGATGGCTGAATTCAATACCCCTAACATTGAACTCTCAGCAGTTAGCCAAAAGTACTTTGGCATGAGTCCAGCCACGGCAGAAGCAAAAGCAAACGCTTGTAAGTTGCCCGTTCCAACATATCGCATCGGCACATCACAAAAAGCAAAACGTTGCATCAATATTCAGGATCTTGCGGAATACATAGACAAAAGACGAGAAGAAGGACGTATCGAGTGGGAACAGGTCAGAACAAGCAAACAGAAGGGCAAAGAACATCACTAAAGAAAAAACCCGCCTAAAGGCGGGTTTTCAAAAAGCACCAGCTATGATCATGCTGCTTTGCGACGACGAAGCTTACCCTGCTGCTCTTTACCAGAGACAGTAGCGTGAGTGAACGCATTAGGAGCAGCCTTCATCAGAACTTCAACAGCAGCACCCATACCTGCGAATGCTTTCATTGTGTCGAACTTAACCTGTGGCTTGGTTGCTTTTTGATCTTTCATAGAAAACTCCCGAGACAGTAAAGGCGTCTCTAACCCTCTCTTTAAAGCTAGCTTGTTTCGCTAACTTATGCCAATCGATCATGTCGATTGGTGACATCGTTTCTTAGTAGTTTAAGCACAAAACGACTGCCATAGATGTACCTTTAAGGTAATCTGGACGGGTATCCTACAATTTGTAGACCCTTCTCGTCTATACCTACTGAGCAAATTTAAGAAAGATATCCTGCAGCTCATCAATGACTGCAGACATCACATAACCGCACTGTTCCATGCGGAAACCAAAAGACTCGTAATACTGCACCAGTTCTGGTACTGGCTCTACAATGTGGACAACTTTACATTCAACAGCTTTACAAAATATAAAAGCACTCATAAGAGTGAGTAAAACCATGCGCCCTTTCAATGGGTGAGATTCATCTTCTCTAGAAAACCTTTCGATCATATGGATACGAAAGATGTTTTCTTCAACCCCATAAACACAAATTGCTGCTCCTGATGGTATTCCCTGAACCCGACCTTGCTGAACAAGTTTTATGCAGAACTCATACTTTTCTCTGGAGTTGCCATAGGTGCTTAACGCATAGTCCCATTCAAGCTCACCATAGCCACCACACAGAATCTTGTAATCATCATCACTGAGCGGACCAACAGCAAGAGGTAAGCCGACATGATCAATAATCAACTGGATATTGTTACGTACAGATTGACCTATCTCGTCTAGGGTAAGCATCATAGACTCTCAAGCGGAACACTAAAAATCTCATTATATCTCATTCTGATGCCCGGCATGGATTACACCTTGAAATGAAAACACCGGGTTCCCAATAGGCTCCCACAAAGTGTATAACTACTTGTTTTTCAAAAACGGTACATCCTATCGAGCATTGGTGCAACGCTAAACCGACCACTCCAGTGAACGTCAGTTTTTTCAGGCATTGCGCTGGTTTGGTTGATTTTTTGCATTTCAGAATTACCGTGCATTTTCAAATGTAGAGATTATTTTATCGATATATCATGGGGTTATGTTATTCAGCATCACTGTTCAGGAGGCTCAATAGCGGGGTACTATACCATAACAACAGGAAGCGCCTGTCTCATTGCAAAAGAAAATTGAGATCCTCTCAAGGCATGAAGCTCTCACGAAGTGATGGAAATAATCTTATTAGCCGTTAACTTTATTAAGGCCAATGATAAACAATCCAGGTTCGACGATAAATAAAAAATCACACATTAAACTCTGGTGATATATCTCCCTGCTAATAGCATTGATAGAGAAAAAAGAACCCAATAAATATTGGGTCCTTTTATATAATGCCTTCCATACTATCGAAGAACTTCACATATTATTTCTCCGATTTAACCCCGAACAAATCATAAATTAATTTAGAAGTGTCTGTAAGTATTTTAATCTCTTCCTTTGAGGTTGGGTCAAACGACTTCGCGAAGCTAATTAATTGTGGTGCAGCATCTCGCATTTTGCTTAAAATATCAGGATCGAGCGTTCCTTCATTCACCAGATGTGACATCTTATCCAGATAGCCATCAAAATTCATTTCTCCCCCATCAGCCAGACGCTTCATCTCTCCCAGGTACTTCTTCATATCACGTTGAGATAATTTTTCAAACTGAGCTTTCAGGTAGCTCTCATTATTTTCATTAATATACACTGTTTCTGATAAATCTGCGTAGGCACTAGAATATGAAAGTGAAATTAACAGCGAAGCAAATAATTTTAAGCTGTTGTCATCATGTTCCTGGCAGGCATTAACAAACGTTAAAAAACCAGAACCTATTGCTTGAAAATGTATATTCGCTAAAGGTTCATTATCCTTAGATTCCTCATAAAATAGCTGAACCGTGGAGGGAAGGTCATTCTTAGTTTCTACATCAAAAGTACATTGTTCAATGGGCATTGCATCTTTATTATCCCCAAGATTACATATACTATTAATCGCGAAATGAAAAATAGCCCGGTCAACAACTGATGCAATAAAGTCACGATCGTTT